CAGAAAGCATACGCGCGCTGGATATAGCTACAGCTAGCGTAAGCTCTAGTGGGTTGCCTAGTTTTGGCGGCTTTGACCCAGGGCGCTTTAGGATGGGCGATAATATAACTGTAAATGTAAATGCAGGCGTAGTAGGTAGCGAGGACACAATAGCCTTAGCAGTACAAAGAGCTATATTAGACCTAGAGCGTAAAGGTGACCCGCTGCGCTATACCGGTGGCTTATGACCCTGCCGGTAATAAACGCTGTTATCAACTTTAGCACCGGGCCTAGTTTTGCCCAGGCTATGATTTTAGATCAGGGTTTACTAGATACAAATGTATTAGCCGATAGCGCGGCAGTAATTGTAGATGTGTCTAACGTAGTAGATACAATACAAACAAATAGAGGCCGTAACCCACAGGCTGACCAATTCCAAACAGGTACGCTAACTATGCGTATCGTTGACCAAAACGGCGATTTTAACCCACAAAATACTAGCGGCCCTTATTATGGTTTGCTAGATCCTATGCGTAAAGTGCAGATAACAGCTACTTACGCTAGTACTACCTACCCTATCTTTAGCGGCTTTATTACTAGCTACACTACTACTACACCTAAAAACGCAGATGAGGTTACTTATACCACTATTACGGCGGTAGATGCGTTTAGACTTGCCCAAAATGCACAGATAGCAACGGTAGCAGGGGCAACCGCTGGAGATCTGAGCGGTACGCGTGTTAATCAAATATTAGACCAAATAGGCTGGCCTAGCTCTATGCGTGACGTAGATGCAGGGCTAACTACAATGCAGGCAGACCCCGGCACAGCGCGCACTAGCCTTGCAGCCCTTAACACAGTAACCCTAAGTGAGTACGGGGCTTTTTATGTAGATGCTACAGGTTCATTTGTCTTTCAAGATAGAAACGTGACCACGGCTAGCATAGGCGGCACACCTACCGTGTTTAACGATAACGGCACGGCTATAGGCTATTTTAACGCTGTTTGGCGCTTAGATGATACGTTGGTATTTAACGCGGCTAGCATTACGCGTACAGGCGGTACTACACAGGTAGCTACAGATGCAGCCAGTATTGCCAAGTACTTTACACACAGCTATAACCAACAAAATCTACTAATGCAGACAGATGCGGTAGCCCTAGATTACGCCCAAGCCTATGTAGCTAGCCGTAAAGAAACGTCTATAAGATGTGATGCCATTACCCTAGATTTATACACAGATAACTATAATGCTGGCATAATCGCAGCCCTAGATCTAGATTTTTTTGACCCTATAACTATTACTACAAATCAGCCGGGCTCATCTACCTTAACTAAGACTTTACAGGTGTTTGGCGTATCTATGGCAATTACGCCCGGCAGCTGGAAAACGACACTAACAACACTAGAGCCGATAATAGACGGCTTTATACTAGACTCTGCTATATACGGCCTGCTAGATACAGGCGTTTTAGCCTACTAAGGGGGTAACAATGGCAGCGGGCTTAGGATTTAAGACGTTTACTACTGGTGAGGTACTGACCAGCGCAGACGTCAATGGCTATTTAATGCAAGGCATATTAGTTTTTGCCACAGAGGCAGCGCGTAACAGCGCCATAACTTCACCGCAAGAAGGCCAATTTGCATTTACTAAAGATACTAACAGCCTATGGTATTACACAGGATCAGCTTGGGTAGCTAGCGGGGCAACAGGTGATATAGAGGGCGTTACAGCTGGTACAGGTATTAGCGGCGGTGGCACTAGCGGCACAGTAACTATTACTAACTCTATGGCTACTGAGATAGATGCTAAAGGCGATTTAGTAGTAGGCACGGGTGCAGATACTTTCGCACGTTTAGCAGTTGGTACAAACGGCCACACACTTGTAGCGGATTCTGCGGAAGCGACAGGTCTGAAATGGGCTGCGCCTGCTGGTGGTGGAAAGGTGTTGCAGGTAGTTCAAGTTACTTATAGCACTCAAACAACTATTGCTACACAAAATTATACTGATACTGGTTTATCAGCAAGTATTACTCCATCATCAGCATCAAGTAAAATTTTAGTGATAGCCGAAAATAACTTTGAACATAGTCGCGGTGGTTCAACATCGGAAACGGCTTGGAAATTATTAAGAGGTGCAACCTTATTAGTGCATCAAGGCACGGGAAATTACAATGGTTATGGAACTAATTTAACTGGTGTTACTTCACAAATAAATTATGGAAATAGCGTTTATCATTGGCTAGATTCTCCTAATAGTACTTCTTCAACAACCTATAAAACTCAAGCAACTGTTGCTTCTACGGCTAGTTCTGGGCAAGTAGTAATTAACAATGGCACTACCTCAACAATGACTTTATTAGAAATAGGAGCATAAAATGGCTCGTAGTTATGAAGTTTTACAATTTCTTAGACCGCAAGGCGGTTATGTGCAAAGAGGCACAGAATTTGAGGATATTGAATTTTTAGAAGAGTGTGAGCCATTTACTAAAACACAATTTGAAGCAGGTTTTGCTCAATATGATGCTTGGAAGGCTGAGCAAGATGCTGCTAAGGCAGCAGCCAAAGCAGCAGCAGAAGCCAAACTTGCAGCTCTAGGTCTAACCGCCGATGATCTGAAAGCCTTGGGCCTTTAGCATAATCTTGAGGAATAGTGCAAAGGATTAAATATGCTAACTAGCTATAACGGCTGGCCTGCTAGTAAAGACCCGGCAGAAATTGGCATAAAAAGTTATACAGTACCCGGCACTAATAGAAAACTTAGATGCGCTGAGGCTGTAGCGCCATTACTTATAGGATTTGCCGCTGAGTTCCATACACTTATAGAGCCTATAGATCAAGGCGAGTGGGATGAGTGGGGCTACGCATTTAGAGATGTAAGGGGCGTAGTCGGTAAACTTAGCTGCCATAGCAGCGGTACAGCTATAGATTTAAACGCTACTAAACACCCGCTGACTAAGCGCGGTACATTTCCAGCTGAGAAAGTGCCAATGATTAAGGCGCTATGTAAAAAATACGGGTTAGCCTGGGGCGGCGAGTGGACCAGGGCAGATGAAATGCACTTTGAGGTAGCAGTAAATGAGGCTAAAGCTGCCAAAATAATACTAAAGTTAAGCAAGGGCAAAACGCAAGGGGCAGAGCAGGTAGCACAATGAATAGAAAGCAACTAGAGGCAGCGGCCTATAGTTACGGGCGCGCGGCTTTAGCTAGCGTTGCAGCCTTGTACCTAGCAGGCATAACAGACCCTAAAGTATTGGCTAATGCTTTTTTAGCCGGTCTTATTGGGCCAGTACTAAAAGCTATACAGCCTAACGAGAAGCAATACGGCATAGGCGCAAAGTGACTAAGGCCCTACTAGGGGCGCTGCTCTGTATAACGCCCCTAGTGGGCTGTGGTTATGACGGGTGGGTGCGCTATCCTTGCCAGAATTATGAAAACTGGGAAAAGCCCGAGTGCAACCCGCCCCAATGCGAAGCTACAGGCGTTTGTACTAAAGACCTTATTAGGATCAACGATTAAACCGGCAAGGCGGCTAAGCCCTGAGGACATACACGCCCGCTTAATCTTTTTTATAGGCGCTGTATTAGCTGTAACTTTTTTTACTATTACCTTTGGCGCTGTTTATGCCCTGGTATTTGTAACACAGCCTATAAATGCACAGAGTCCTAATGACCGTGACTTTATACAGTTGCTACAGACCCTAGCCATATTTTTAACGGGTGCGCTAGGCGGGGTGTTAGCTGGTAATGGGCTAAAGTCTAAGGCTGATAAAGACACAAAGAAAGACACGCCGCTAGAAAGCTAGCAATATGTCGCAGGCATAGGTCATACTTTTACTACACGCTGAGAGGGCTACTTAGCAGGTAGAACTATCAGCCATAACTAAAGGGGCTGTATGTTAATAGATCTAGCAGTAATTTTATTTACGGTGCTAATGGTAGGTATGTTTATGTTAGCTGCCTATCGCACAGGCTATCGCGAGGGCCACGGTGACGGTTATCTACGCGGTAAAAATATTTCTAAGGCGCTAAGAGAGGCCAATAAATGAGCAATTTCTTAGAGGGCTATGAGGATGTAAACGCCCGCATAACTAGGGCGCGGGCAGAATATCCGGGCTTGCGCCTAGTTGCATACATAGAGGATATAAGCCTAAAAGATGGCTACATATTGGTAAGAGCTGAGGCCTATAAAAACTATGATGATGAGAAGCCAAGCGCTGTAGATTATGCGCTAGAGGTTAGGTCAGACCGCGGCGTAAACGCTAATTTTTGGGTAGAGAACTGCGTTACTAGCGCTTATGGTCGTGTTATAGGCCTGCTAACACCCGGTGGCATAGGTAGACCTACACGGCAGGATATGGACAAGGCACAAAGCCTTACAGGGCTTACAAAGCCTACAAAGACAGGCGCTATAGACCTACCTAATGAGCCAAGCTGTAAACACGGTTTTAGGATGTTGCTAGAGGGCATAGGCAAGACAGGTGCGCCATACAAAGGCTGGATGTGCCGCGAGAAGGTAAAGGCTAATCAATGCCAGCCAATATGGATGCGTAAATATGATGCACAATGGCTTATGCCAGATGATTACACAGAGGTAATTACAGAGGCAGGGCTAAACCTAGATCCTATAGCTGAGCGCGAGCCTGTACCAGAGGCATTTATGAGCGATAGCGAAAGGGCAAACAATAAATGACTAAAATAACGCTTACAAAACAAGAGCAATACACTTGCCATAAAGCGGCGTTGATTAGGGCAGAAAATACCCCGGATTATTGGGATACGCGTAGTGGCGCCTATGAAGCGGCAGCATCGGGCCTCAACCTGCACGAGTTTATAGCACAAGATGCAGCAGCTACGGGTAGTGAGTGGGCAGTTGCTAAAGCTATAGGCTGCGACTTTGACCCGTATTTAATCAAGGGTAAACGCATAGCAGATGTAGGTAAAAATATAGAGGTAAAAAGCACAAAATATAACGCTGGCCATTTGATAATACAGCCAATAGATCGTGATGATGATATAGCAGTATTTGTAATAAATAAATCGCCAGAGTACACAGTAGTAGGCTGTTTGCCTATTGCCTGGGCCAAGGATGCCAAGTTTAGGCATAAAGTGCAGGCTAACTGGTGGATTCCACAAAGTTACCTATGGCCTATAGCCAATATGCCGTATCCACAAATAGCTATAGCACAATAAAGGATGGGGTTAAAAACTATGCTTTACATAGAGGCTAA